CGCACCGGGTTTCTTGTCGAAGCCCGTACCCGTAAACCCCGTCATCTGTTTGACAGGATCGACGCCTGTGATCGCACCGACAGGGTTAATAACGTCGTCCAGAAAGCCCATTTAAAGCACCTTTGTGTAGACCCGCTCCAGTTCCGAAAAGCCAAGGCGTTCCAGCAGGCGGTAGAATGGGTTGCGCGTCGTCGCCGTCGTGATGAACCGATTAACGCCGGCCTCGCGAAGCGCGCTTTCCGTAAATTTCAGGAATTTTACGCCGTTAAACCCTTTTCGGGCACTGCGCTTCAGGTACAGCATGCAGGTTATGCCGACCAGGGTGTTTTTCTGCTTCCATGATCGGGTAAGCCTGACGCAGTGGTAGCCAACCAGCGCTCCGTTTTCACGCGCTACGGTCACGTGGAGAGACGGCGCCGCCTGCTCAAACGCCGCATAATCAACATCAAGCCCGTCTTCGTGCCCCGTTTCAGCCCAGTTGGCGCCGTACAGAAGTTGCATCTCGTCAACCACGTCCAGATACGCCTCTACCGAGAATTCCAGACTCACAACGGACCTTCCGCGAGGTTGGGCAACTCCAGCTGGTAGAAACGAACCTGAAACCCGCCGATGTAAAGCAGCGAGAACGACCGGCGCCGCGCTGCCGCGCACCGCTTGAGCATGGATCGGGGCGCCCCCAGCGCGACAGGCCGGAAGGAACCGAAACTCACGAAATCGTTATCCGAATAGCCGACGTAGGCGGTGTCCTGCACCTTGTCCGCGATGACTTCCAGGTGAGGGAAAAACTTCTCCTTATTGGAACCGAAATCCCCCGCATTGGTGCGCAGCAGCCCGTAAATGAACATGCCGTTGTCGCTCGACACGCCTTGCTGCATCTGGTACGTAGTACCGCTAGTGGCATCCAGGAGAAAGTCCGTATTGTTCGCGAATGCGTAGAACGACGGGCTGAAAAAGTTCTGGATGTACGGCGTGATCGTCAGGTTGCCAAGTCCCGTTTGCGAGCCGGTTCCCGCCCGTTCGTTGTTGATGATGAACGAATTGATTGGCGCACTGTTTATGCCGCCCGCGAGCACTGCCGAACCCACCGAATAGGTGATCGTGTTCGAATCGATTACGTTTATCAGAAACGAGCCCAAAAACATGCTGGCCGAATTCGTGCTCGTAACCTTGACGATGGTCGGGTTGCGCAACCCGTGATTGGGGAGCGTAACGGTGACAATACCGTCTGTAATAGTGGCGGAAGTCGCCGCCTGAGAAGCACCCAATGCAGTGCTCGACCAGCGGGACCACATGCCCGCCTGAGCGTTGTAGACAAGCGTGCAGTTGCTCGTTCCGAGCGTCAGGACGTAGAACGTGCCCCCGTTCACCTCGATGTAGTAGGCGTAGACCGTCGCCAGGTTGTCGGCGTTCAGGATCTTTTCGATAAACTCATCGGAAATCGCCTGTGGCGAGAGGCCGTTCATCATGTAGACCTTGCGGCCCTTCTGATGCGTCTGGCCAACCCAGAATATCGTGTTCTCGGTCGCTACCAGCGAGTTACCGGATGCGCAGCCAACGTTCACAACAGCCGAAATGTTCGGCAGAAGGGGGGAGCCCGGAGGCGTGTTGCCAGCGTCGTAGAAGAACGTAGCCGAGAACTGACCGAACGAAGCGACATAGTTGTACAGACGCGCGACTGCCGCGCCGGGGTCCGGCGAGAGGCTACCATTGATCGTGTTGAGCGCGTTCCACGTCGCAGGAGTGTTCAGATTGCTGTTGGTCAGGATTCCGCCTGGCGTCAGCACGAACACATACCCGTCCAGCCACGCCACGCCGGGCACCGTGGTAGCGGGGTAGTTCGGATCGGTGACAGCGGTCAGCGTAACGCCATTCCACGTGTAGGCGTTCGTGTTGTTCTTCAGGAATACGGCTGTGCCGCCCTGACCCGTAAGCGTGAACTGGTATTGGCTGTTTCCGTTCACCGTGCCTTGCGAAACGCCGTTCACGTAAAACGTCGTGCCGATAATCGTCAGCAGCGTTGCGCCGAAAGCGAACGCGCCGAGTCCCGCTGCGGGAGTGACCTGATACACCGACTGGACGCCAAACCGCCGTTCGGAAAACACCCGACCGTCTGAGTTTTTCGTTGCGTAATAGTTGTACATGATGGCGTCTGCCGCCATCGTGGAATCACGCGTCGAGATGGTTTGCGCCCAGGGGATGCGCGGCGTATCAGCCATCAGTAGCGCCCCGACATACGGGTTCCGCCCCGGTAATCCGGCGCGAAGAAGGTGGAGGCATCCTCTTGATCCCAGTTCAGCATATCTTCCAGATAGCGGTTCGCGTTACGCTCAACACGGGCCGCAACGGGTTCAGGGACGAAGTATTCCGGGATCAGTTGCTCCGCAAGACCCCATTTCAGGGCGTTCAGCCACTCAATGGGGAAATCGAAGCTATCCGTCGAGTTAATGACATCCGCAATAGGCCGCTGGCACGTCAGGATAACCACGTTCGGAATCGCATTCGGCGCGAGATACAGACTCAACACGCCGTTATTGAGTTGCGGATCGTAATAGTACGAATTGGGCGTGCCCTGCGCGGACTTTTGCCCTAACTGGTCGTATTCCTGCCTCGACATCTGGATCAGCGGCACTTCAAGCGGAAAAGGACCACTGTCCGCGTACTGGACGCGTGCCATCGGGATGCGCAGCACGCGATATGCCTGCAAACCGGGCGTGGGTGACGTTGGGCCGATCAGATACTGGATCTGATCTTGTACTACCGTGAAACTCAGATCCGTCACGCACCAGAGTGGGTAATTCTTGCTCATCCAGTACTTGATCATCAGATTCAGCGCCTGCGCGGCGTTCTGAAGATCCGTTTGCGGGGGCGGCGTGTCGTCATTGAACTGCCCGATCAGGCGGAACGCCGCCTGAATCAGGGTTTGCTGATTGACCGAGTATGTGTAGGTTGCCATTAGCTGTACTCGTAGATGATACAGACGCCGGGGGCACCCGCGCCGCCGGGGCGCGCTGGCGAGCTTGCGCCGTTGTTGGCGCCGCTACCGCCTGCACCGAAACCGCTGGCCGGATTACCGACGTTGAAGGGTGCCGCAGCGGCCCCGCCCGCACCGAAGTAGCCATCGCCCCCCGGTCCAGACACGGAAGGTATGGTCAGATTGGCTGCATTGAAGCTGGGGCCGGGGATGCCTACAAGATTCAGGAACCCACCCGTTGCTGTGCCGCCCGCGCCGCCGCCCAATACATAGTTCACTGTGGATGGGCCGACGGGGGAAATCGTGCCCGGTTGACCGCCGCCAGCGGTTGCCGTAAGAAAGGTGCTGTTGCCGCCTGCTGTACCCACCGTTCCGGCTACACCCGTGCCGCCGGCGCCGATTGTCGCTGTAGCGCCGGAGAAACCCGTGGTGAAGCGCGCCCGCACCCACCCGCCCGATCCGCCCCCGGACCCTTGGCCAATCTGGTTTGAGAGCGTAGCCGCGCCGCCCCCACCGCCCCCACCACCTCCCACAAGGTCAACGATAATGCTGTTCGTGCCGACAGTCGGCGTGTAGACGCCCGTGGCCGTAATCACCTGAACACCGATCAGCGTTCCGGGGGGCGTGGTTGCAGCCTGAAACAGACGCAGTTCGGCAGCGACGACGCATTGTTCGAAGAAATCACCCGCGTTCCAGGACTGCGCCAGCGTCCCGTCTTGCGCGCGAGTAATCGAGACGATGTTGCCGGCCACGGCTGTCGCCAGAACGATTTCTTTCAGCGTTTGCGTTGCGGCATCGGTCAACGTAGCGTAAAACGCCTGACCCGGACCCGGATTCGGGAACAGCGCGGCTTGGCCTACGTTCAGCGTCAGAGACGTAGACGCATTTGTAATCGGCGCGGCCAGTGTTCCGACTGCGTTGTTGGCGTACAGGAGTTGGGTTGCCATTATGCGTACTCGTAGACAATGCAGACGCCGGGGCGGCCTGCGGCGCCCGCCTGCGCGGCCTGCGAATTGCTGTTGACAGCAGACGAAGCGCCCGCACCAAAGCCGCTACCCTGAGTCGCTGCGCCGGTAACAGTGTTCTGGTTTGAACCGCCTACCCCAAGCATGGAGTTAGCGCCAGGGAAGGACAAAGCCTGCGCTGAACTTAGCACGATGCTTGGCGTCGTCCCTGCGCCTGCGACTGACGCAAGCGTTGTGCCTCCGCTGATCGTCGGCGCGGCTGTCTGCGCCGCGCCTGCCACGATGCCGCCCCCGGCGCCTGTCGCCGGGCTGCCACCGGAAGGGTTACCGCCGGGGCAAGAGATGAGAGCGCCAAAACTGGAGGTTGCGCCCGCCGTGCCGGTGTTCGCGCCTGCCGCGCCTCCGTTGCCTACCGCGCCGATAGTCACCGTGACACCGGAGAAGCCCGTTGTGAAGCGTACCTTTGCATAGGCGCCAGCGCCCGAACCGGTAGAGGCCGAAACCGTGGCCGCCGCCGTGGCCGCGATACCTCCTGAACCGCCGCCAGCGGCTTGCAGTTCAACGATTACGCTGTTTGTACCTGTGGTCGGAGTGTACGTACCTGTCGCGGATATAACCTGCACGCCGATCAGGCGCCCCGGAAACCCGACCAGGGTTGCGCCTGTTGCGGTGACCGTTCCCGTGAACGTCGGATTGTTGCTCGTTGCCGCCCCGATCCCCAACGGTGTTTCCGCCAACCACACGTCCGTAGAGCCGTCCGTCAGCAGCGTGACAGCGGTCGAGTTGTTCGTACCTTGGGGCAGCACAACGCCCGTTCCCGTTGAGCCGCCAGCGCCGTTACTGATCTTGACCGTGACGGTAAAAGCGCCCGTCGTGTTGTTCACGAACTCCGGACGACGGGACGCGTTGTTGAAATTGCCGTTCGCGAGGATATACGTGACGTTGCTGGTCAGTATGCCCGTCATGGTGATCGTGCGCTGCCCCGGTGGTACGTCCACGGCCTGCACCGTAGCGCCCGTTGTGTACCCCGTGCCGCCGTACAGAACTTCGATGCCGCCCGACTGTACAACCCCACCGATTACGTTTGTGATGCGGACGCGCGCGTCAAAATTTCCACCCGACACTAGCAGCATGTCGCCCACGGCGTAGCCTGTACCGCCGGAAATAACCGACACTACGCTACTGATTACGCCGCCAATCGTGAAAATAACGAACTGGACGCCAGTCCCCGTCACCGCCTGGTTGTACGTGCCGCCGGTGATGTGAAGCGGGACGTTTGCGGAAAAGCGGATAATCTGCTGATTGACGAAAGCATCCGTTGCCAGCTGCGTGCTGTTCTCTACGCCGTTACCCGTTACGCCCGTCACCGTAGCTGCAACAGTTGTTGTCGCAATGGTGCTACCAGTGATCGCGCCGCCAGTGTACGAAACACCAGACAGACTGCCCGATGTCGCATGCACTGCGCTGACGGTCGGATTCGGGTAAGTGCCGGAGAGGTCCCCGCCAGCGGGACCGCTGGGCGGAAGCGTGCCGATAAGTGGCCCGAGCACGCCGGCCAGTTGCAGCATCGAGTATTGGGCGAGCGTCGGGACGCTATTGACGATCTGGTAACCGACGACAATATCCCCGCTCTGCAAAGGCAGTCGGGGAGTGGGAAATTGTCCGAAGTTGATTGACACCGGCGATTCCTATGGAATGAGTGGGCCGCCTTCCGTATAGAACACAGTCTGCTGGTCCTGAATCTCCAGTTCCTGACCAGGAAGCCCCGGCTGTACCGATGCGAAGACGCCCTGCGGCAACACACTGGTCGGAAACGCAACCATAATATCGTTGACGAAGTCTATCAGAAACTCACCGTAGAAATCGGTGATAGCGTCCGTGACCGGGTTGACCACGAACTGGGGCGCCACGTCCGGACGACTCCACGGCACGGCTTGCGGGTCGGGGATGCCGCGAACAAAATCCTGCGGCTGGCGAATGTTCCAGTCCTGCCGGCACGTCATCACGCCATCCCATCGGAGTTTCAGATCCGTGGAGTGGTACTTCATGCCGCACACGTCGCATATGGCTAACCAGCTGCCTTTCTTCCAGAAGTCTGCGCGGCCCATCGCGCCTCCTTAGGCCGGTTTCAGCAGTTTCTTAAGTTTTAGGATCACGGTCCATGCGGCGTAGGTAGCAGGCGAACCGCTAGTGGACATCCCCAGCCCGCCCGTCGCGCCCGCCAAACCCGCCGGCGAATACATACCACCGAAGAACTCGAAAAACTTGTTCGCACGGCCAATCATGCTGTACGCGATGGAAGGCGTAGTCGCGTCCCAGAACAGGTCCACGCGCATCTGTGATTCCGTCTGCACATCCCACTCGATCCGCTCAATAGTGAAGCCAGTCGGGCGCTGCCCGGTTGCCTGATTCACGAATCCCACATTAGCCGGAAGAATGATCTGGGTGTACGCCAGATCCGTACCGCCCGTACCCGGACTCGCGCCTGTCGCACCGTTGTTACCTTCGATCCAGAGGATCGTATTGCGCGGCCCATCTTCCATCTGGCGCACTACAACGCTTGCTGCCATGATCTTTCCTTTAGACGCCCAGCGTCACGTTAATCCGCAGTTGGACGAGATCCGCCGGCGCAACCGCGAACGTGCTTACCAGCGACTGGCCTTGCAGTTCGGCGCTTACCGCGCTGCCATCGCTCATCGCGATCTGCACGATGCGAACCGGCATGGTAGAACCCGGCAACCCCTGCGCAATGAACAACGGCGCAAGCGCCGCCGTAAGCGAAGTGGTCTCACCGTCTCCGATCAGCGGAATGTTAAGCACAACCGGAGACGTGATCGCCATGATTAACGTTCGCGGAACGCGCCAACGAAGTCTACCGAGGCCGTCTTGATCGTTGTCGTACCCGCCTGCAACGCGACCACGGGGGCCAGAACCGTGGCCTGAAGCGTCGTGATAAGCGGCGCCGTGCTGATGATGTTCGGCGCACGGTTCGTCGAATTGGCTGCGCCCGTTCCGCTTTGCGGAATGTAGCTGACCAGCGACGGCGCAACCGAACCCGTGATCGTGACGCCTTGGAGCGTGTTACTCGCCCCGCCCGTCACATGGATGCCAACTTCGAAGAAGACGTTGTTCGCGAGCGTAATCGCAGAGACGGGAAACAGCGTAGTGGTCGTCACGCCGTTGTTCGCAACGTTCAGTGCGAGTTGCGTGCTGCCTGACGCCTTCGAAATCCACATGCCGTTAGCGGGGGCCGTGAACGGCGTCGCGGTGATCGGCATGAGGCCGGCGACGAACGCCGAATTCAGAACGTCCGACAGCGAAAGGCGCGCGACGAAATACGTTTTCTTGCCCGCCACAGGCGTGAAGCCAACTTGCGTACCTTGAATCTCTTCGAATTCAGCAGCTACGGCAGTGGTCGTCAATACGACCGTACCGCCGTCCGCAGAGCCGGCGGTAGCCGTGCCTGTACCTGTTACCGTCCAGCCGGAGGTAGCGGCAGGCAGGATATCGAAATCATCGAAACGCCGATGATAATAGAACGGATTGGGCAAACCCATGCCGCCAAAGAACTGCCACGGGGCACTTACCGAAAGACCTTGAGGGAAACGCGAGGGTGCGGCCATTATTTAACTCCGTCGAATCGCTTTTTACCAGCGCCTGAAAGGTAGGCGTGACAGGCGGCATCTGTGCCCGGCACGCTGGAAGGATTCTTCACCACGCCTTTCGGAGTGGAGATGACTTTACTGCGATCAGAACCGCCGACGATGCGTGCGGCGTCCTGAAGTACATCGGGGCGGTTCTTTTTGTTGCTCATGTCAGTACACCGTTTTGCGATGCTTGATACGAGACGCCGGCGACGTTTTCTTCGCTGCGCCGCGCGCGGGCTTTGATACCGAAAGAAGCTTTTCCGGGCCGTCCATGCTGATCGACCCCTTCGCTTTCATCTTCTTTTTCGGCTTGTGGTCAGTCGGCGTGTTGATGTTCGCCTTGCGAGATTTCATTCGTGTTCTCCGAATGGTGCTTCAGGTATTCTATCGCGGCACGCAAGATAGAGGGGTCATCTTTTGCTTGCCCGATCATCGTATTACACGCCGAACAAAGAAGCGATCTTACTTTGCCGGTGGCGTGGCAGTGATCAACAGCGAGATTTTTGGGTCTGCCTTTTCCACTTGCCGTTTCAGGCTTTTTGCAAATATTACAGCAACCATTCTGCCTCGCTAGCATCGCCTCGTACTCGCCTTCAGGAAGACCGAACCGACGCTTCATTTCATACTTCAATGCTCTTTCAGGGTGAAGCAAGCGGTATTCCCTTTGGTATCTCGCATAGTATTCTCTACGCGATTCACCGCCTTCTATCACAGAAATCTTTTCACGCCAGTAGAAATTGTCTGGGCCGAAAGGCTTCGTGTCATCCCGCCGGGACAGCCCGTGACGCTCTGAGGGCCTCTCTCCTACGTCGGACACAAATTTCCAAAAGTCATCCCAAACAGCGGATCTGGACTTTTGTTTTTTCCGTACCAACTCGCGCCACGCGTTGTACAGAGGGTGCTCACTTCTTCGGCCCCAGTCTTTCGCCCTGGAAGCGTCTAAGTTGCCGTGCCGGCGCAAACGGCTGTAGTGCATGTTGCACAGCCCGTTACCGAACACGGGCTTGCCACAATCTTTAACTGAACACTCAGACATGATTAAGTCTCCTGGTTGGGGAGACTCAATCATGGCTGACTTGTGTTAAGTTGTCAAGGGCCTTGAACTCCAAAAACACCCCGCCAGTCGGCCATTCCGACCGAATATCGTTCGTACGCCTTATACTTCATATTGCCACTGTCGAAGTCCCCGTCGTCGGCGTAACGAATTGGGTTGCGCTGAAATAGGATTGGACCTTGCTTGGCCATGATGTTCGTGCGCACGAAGAACGAATGCGGCGCCGTGAGATAACGATTCATCTTGATGCCCTCGGGGAACATATTGAGGTACTTCAAGGCGTTGATATCGTTATTCGCGGTTCCGGATTGGAAAGTGCTCTTCAGAATCCGCTGCGCGTTGAACATTTCCTGTGCCGGCACGATCAGCGAACGAGGCATCAGCGAGATGCGATTGCCACGGTCATCCGTCGTCAGCCACATCTGGATCGTCAGATCTTCGAGCGCTGCTTCCGAGAGGTCAGCTGCAACCGTCAACGTGTTCGAACCCGTACCGCCGCCCTGAAGCGGATGCGCGGTATTGACAAGCGAAACGCCGTCCGAACCCGCGTTCGTGAACATGTTGTTGTAGAAGTTCGCGACAATCGTTTCCTTCGTTTGACGGAAGGAGAAGCCGAGAGCCTCCGCACGCTCAGCAGCCACCTGCGGATACAGGTTGTCGTCGATTTCTTCCTGCGTGACGATGTAGCCCAGGCCGTACGCGATGTGGATGAAGCGGGTGATGAAACCCTGCCATTCCGAATCGTAAGTCGTGGGCGTGCCTTCGGGCTTTGCGGGCGCCGGGGCATAACCTACGATCTGCACGATTTCTTCGTACGCTTTCTTCGACGAGAATACGTCTACGAGCGCCTTCCATTCCTGGTTGGTCTCGTTGTAGCCCCGGCCAAAGGTTGCGAACAACCCCGGCCAGAGTAGTTTCGGCTCGCTGCCGGTTGTAATTCCACCGCCTGCCATAGTATTTCTCCCTGATGGCCTGTGTTAGTTAAACGCCGGCAATGCCTGCGCCGCACAATTCGTGAAGGTTGAACTTCACAACCCAAATCGCATTAACGCCGTACGAGTTGCCCGCTGCGGGTGCGTACTGCTGGTACAGACCCATGATCTTGAGCGGAAGCGTCGCGCCGACCGCAACCGAAGCCGTCGTCAACACCGTGGCCGAGATCTGGATCTGGGCGTTGGCGTTGTTGGCCGGCGTGAACGAGGCGTTCTTGCTGGTGGCGGCTGCTGTCAGCGCTGCGAGGCCGTCATCCTGAATCTGGAACAGTGCGTTCGGATCGTCCAGGACTTCGACGTAGTAACCGCGCGTCTTCGTCGCCGGAATGTTGATGACTTCCAGCGCCAGCGGCGTACCGATGAGCGAAGGGCTCTGGCCGACAGCCGTAACCGGCAGCACGCCGACGATCACGCCTCGCTGGGCTTCAGCTGCTGCGCCCGTTGACTTGATGACCGTCGGGAAACCCAGCGGATCGCTGCCAACAGCAGACTTCACCGCATCACCGATGTTGTACTGGTTGGGGTCCGACGCCGGAATGAAGTAAATATTTGTCTGCCCGGTGTACATGCCGACATTCTTAATCGGCTGAAAACCGTGCGGAGCGATCACGTTTGCCATGCTAATACTCCAGGGTTAATTAAGACGCCCCTCTTTCGAAGGTATCCCGTTTCACTGTCAGCGCGGCCTTGCGCTGGTCTGGCAAATACTTCTCGCCAATTCGATCCGCGTTCAGACCGCCGTTGCGGATCATTTCCTTCTCGCTTTCGCGAATCTTGCTCGTTGCGTCGTCGCGGTCCTCTTCGAACCACTCTTTCTTGATCTTCAGCAGATAAGCGTAGAGCGGTTCGTTCTGGTCCGTCGTGCCGACAATCGCGCGCACCGTGTTACCGATGTCCGAATTGCGGTCAATCACGCGATTCGTATCAGCCAGTGCAATTTCATCCTGTTGCACGAACTCCCAACCCGCTCGCCCGACTGCCGTATCGATGCGACCCGGCGTGTCGTTGA